GATCAACTGCGTCTCAGTGACTCCAGCCGGAAGATTTGCCCCGCCGTATTGTTCGGACGCAGCCGCAGACGTAGCGTTCTGCAAGAAAGCGCCCGCGCCGACGACCGGCCCCCAGGATGCATAGACGGCAACATAGCCACTCACAGGCGCAGTGCCCGTGTCCATCTTCCCAGCGCCCGTGCCTGCCGCAGTGCTCACCGTTTGGTTGAAGCTGGTCAGCAGCGTTGAGATACCATTTAGAGCGGACTTGACGACAACCGCATCAGCCGTAAAAGTCAGGCTCGTTCCGGTCGCGGCAAGCGACGCTTTAAGATTACGCACCGCACCGAAGACTGCCACCTGCCCCAACTGCACCGCATGTGCTGGCTGTGTAGCGGGGGCGATTTGCTCGGCACCGCCTGTGCAGTCGTAAAGCACCCAGCACAAGGCGCCGCTATTGAGAAGCGGGCCGACGTAGGATACGAGTCCGGCAACGCCGCCTGCGGGCATTTCACCGCCTTGCAGCGCCAAGCCGCCCAAGCCGAAGATGGGGTGCGCCGCGAGTCCGTCGGGCGCGTAGGTTGATGCGCCAGTGTTGCTATGCGCCACTTGGAATTTCTGGGCGACTCCGCTCACCGTCGGAAGCGCCGTCAGCGGAACGGCGTTGGCAGCAGCGTAAGCATTCGCCGCGCCAGTATCCGTCAAAATAACTTGCTGCTTCGAGGCGGCCACAACAGCCGCGGTAAAGTTCGCAAGCAGCGTCGCAGTGGTGCCATCATCGATAGCCGGCTGACCGGTTTCCGCGACGATGAATTGACCAATCACCGACGCCATGATGCTAGGCTGCCGCAGGATCTTATTCAACTCGTTCGACGGAACAATGCCTGACGTCAGGCCATTTTGCAGAAGCGATGTCAGTGCCGCGTATGCCGCCTGGCTCAGCACGTTTGCGCTGCCGCCTACTGCGTATGGGAGAAAATCTTGTTCAATGGTCATGTATGATCCATCCGGGCAATAAAAAAGGCCCCGAAGGGCCTCTTGATGAGTAATGTGTCTGCTATGGTCCGACGATGAGAGCCAGCGCCCCGACATCCAGGCCGGCTATCGATGAATTTTCAGCATCAAGGCCGAATACCGGCACGCCGGGAATCGATTGCTGGAAGTAGAAAGCCACTCCTACGCCTGCTGGGATGAGGTTTAGATAACCCCCCTTGAAAAGCGCGAGCGTCACGGCATCAGGCGTGGGGCCGATGAGGGCAATGCCCATCGTCATGTTCTGGTAATCCTGAATCAGGATTGAAAAGCCGAGCGGCTCGAAAATGGTGTTGAATGCGGCATATGCGCCCGGAACGGTGCCGTCCCAGTTGTTCGCGGCGATCGTCGCGTAGAGCAGAATGCGATACTGCTCGTCGGGCAATGAAACGAGTCCGGTGGTCGGATCGAACGGCCCCTGAATTACGCCTTGGTCAAGCCCGAGGCCGGCCACGTCCAGGCTGAAATAGACGCCCGTTAGCGGGACGGATAGATTTCTCGACGCGCCGACCCACAGCCCCACCGCGTCTAATTGCGTCGCAACGGCTTGGTCGATGTCGTAAAGCGCCGGAATTGATGCCAACATGTTCTGGCGATCAACGGCCCATTGCGCCAGCAGCGACACCATCGCCATAAACTTCGGCTTTTGGTTGTGCTCTGACGTGATGAGCGACGTATATTGCGACAGTTCAGCCGTCATCACGTCACCAGATTAATGTTTGCTGCGCTGCACTGCGCGCCTTCATTAAACGCTATCGTTAGATCGCCATTCACGAGCACTTGAGCGCCAGCGTTGATCGTTTTTCCGGTAGCGATGGCGGGTGTGAACGTCACAGCGTTACCCGTGATTCCGGTAATGGTTGCGGTGAGTTGCGACCCATCCGCCTGGCCGACGATGATCGAACGCCCATTTGCGAGGCTTGAAACATTGGCGATATTGATCGTCGCCGTGCCGGCCGTATATGGGACGCCGGTCACCAGCATGTCAGAGCGACCTTGATAGATATTCGACACCGGGAGGTTGTAGGTGTTACTCAACACGTCGAGTTGCGCTTGCGTGAGTCCCGAGCTCGACGTCGCGGCGTCACCCGACAAGTTTGCCGATCCGAACAGCTTGCCCAAGAGCGAATCCTGACCGATAGCGAATCCGGCCAAATACGCCACCACTGCGTTGATCAGCAAAGTGCCAGTCGTAGAGACATACCCCGTCAGCGGCACGATAACGACCTGCACGAAAATATTGATCTCTGACAGGACGAAAAGATTGATCGTGACAGGCACTCCAGCAGGATCAAGAACTGTTTCTTCCGTCGTGCCGAAGGTGCCGGTGCCCGGCGACTTTTTCACTTCGATGGCTTGTGCGATCGTCGTAATGCTGCCGCCTTCGACAACGACCGCAATCGAGTGCCCCGGTAGGCCATTGCTATCCGTCGCACTGGTCGGGTTGTTATAGATCGCGTTACGGCCGATACCGGGCGTGTTGGCCACATTGGCGATAATCGCCTGGAGCGGCGTTTGCGCCGGGAGCGACGTGGATGCGGCCTGCTGCTGGCGCAGCGCGGGATCCGACTGAACGGGGTTGCCTGGCGCTGCCGGCGCCGGATTCGAAATCGACTGCCATCCGCGTGTTGGAGTATTGATTTCGTTGATCGCGCCAGCAATCGCGGTGATTGCGCCGGGCTGCTGGGCGGTTACCGTCACAGCGATCGTACCTGCCGGCGGAATAACCACCGATGCAGGAAGATTCCACAGATTTCCGTTGGTATCTGCCGCGACGCCATCGTTGATCGGCGTCCCGACTTGACCGCCCACATTGCACACAGCCGTGCTGTTGCTCGCGGCCTGCTTGCGAATACCGTTTATTTTCACCTGGCTGGCTAGTGCGGCGCCTTGGGCGTAGGACGGAGAGTAGCCAAGGAAAACGGTAACGTCGGCTTGATTCCCGTCGTTGATCGCCTGCGCATAAAGCGCAAGCGCTTGGCCGTCCTGGCTGTCTGGATCGATGTAAATGTCGCTGCCGTAGATCGACTGAAACGAGGCCGTCAGCGAGCCGAGAATATCCGCATAGCTTGGGCACGAAATACCATCCGGGCCGATCGTGCAGGCCAGCGTTGCAAGCGGGAAAGTCGTAGCCATCAGGTGCCCGTCGAAATGGTTGTCTGGCCGTAAATCGTGTTGATCGTCGCGGCGACCACAAAGGCGCGCGTCGTCGGGTTCAAATAGCTGGCGTACTCGACGATTCCCGTCACGCCGGTCGTTTGCAGGATCACCGTTTGATAGGCGAGGTCGCGGGTGTTTTCTGTTCCGGCGCCGAGGATTTCGGTGTCGTACGGCACACCAACGGTCTTGTCTAAGAACCACTCGCCGGCTATCAGGCGCAGTCTGGTCAGTACCGCTTGACCGACTGCCTCTGGCGAATTTATGAGAAAATTTTGACCATTCTGTCCGAACGTATAGTCATCGTTCGCATCTAGTGTTCTATAGCGCATGAGCGGCGTCTTTCATCATTGCGGCGGCCCGCCGAGTCCGGTTCCGCCAGAGTTTGTATGCTGATGGGTGCTGTCGATCGCGTGACCGTTCGAAGTAATCGACCCGATGAATGCCACGGCGCCCGTGATCGTCGAAGCCACTCCGCTGGCAATCGTCCCCGTCATGCCGGCTAGCCAGGACAGAAGGCCTTGAATCACCACCATGCCGCTGAATCCTGACATCGGCGCATTCACAAAGAACCCGCCGGGAGCCGTGATCGTTACCTTCTGCGTGGTCGGGTTAAGGTCGACGAAGGTTGAACCGTCATTGCTCCGAAATTGGGCGCTGACGGTGCTAATATTGGCGATCTTCTCTGGTTGAGAATATGGGCCCGGGATAGCGAAGCCGTCCGACAGGTCGTGCATCCGGAATTCTGCTTGCGCCTGAATGCCGCCAGCCGACCACCACGCATCGATGCAGCGCTGCGAGAACACCACCAGACACTCATCGTCTCCCGCCAGTGGAAACGTAAGCGATACGCCACCACCACGCGGGAACACGACTGGGCAGTCCAGCAACAGCGGCAGCGCCACTTGAATGACCGAGCCGTCGGGCGCGCGCACATTGCCTTTGATGGCTGGCTGCACGACTGCGGTAATCGCATCAGCGTTAAAGCTCTGGATAATCCCCGGGCCTGCCGTATTGATTTGTGCCTGCCGTCCGTCGAAGGCAGAATTTAGAGCTTCGTCGAATGAATCAAGCCGTTCGCGCTGGTCCATAACTTGAGAGAAATTATGAGAAAAATTCTAATCCTCGTGAGCCTGTTTCTGCCCTGCATCGCTCACGCGGTTGTGCTTACAACCCTAACCGGAAGCCTTGAGGTGATGAATGCGACGGATATTCGGGATGGGAAAGAATTTCCCACACATTTTTTGGCAATCAAGATCGATGCGCCTCTGAGTGCTTTGGTCGATGACTACATATCGACTGCACCAGTAGGCAGGCGAATCAATGCAGGGGATGCGCTGCAACTCGCGTTCTCGTCGGAGAGCGAATACAAAAAAGCGCGCCCATCTGCCGGAAAGCCTGTTACCGTTTTGTGTGAAGATATTTCAGTTGCTATGACGGCGCACCATTTCACACCGCTCGTCTGTACCGTCCGAGGCTTTAGCGTTACGCCGAATAACCTAGCCTCTAAAAATACCCCTGCCGGTGCGATGCAACCCAATCAACGGGCGGCACAAGGAATGGATCTAGTCGATGGCGCCATTGTTTGCCCATCGATGGACGAGGCAAATTGGCTTTTCGGCCAGATCAATATGGCTCGCCACGCACGACTTTCTCTTTCTCCCGAACTTCGCCGGCAAGCTGCGCTGATCAACGGCTTCGACTATGGCGACGAACCCAGGCCATCCGACTACCGATGCCAGTTCGTTCCGGCCGGGACGATCATGAATGTCAAGATGGAAATGGGCGCTATTCCTGCCGTATGGGGAACCATGAAGGATGGTCGCCCATTTGCAGGTGTCACGATTCCAAATATGATCTCGCGTTAGCCGGATGCCGCAACCGACTGATTCTGGTTGCTGGCTGAAACGTCGACAGCGAGACAGACCAAATCCGTGTACCAGTCGTTACCGCGCGTGTCGCCGTTGTGCTCGGCCACCATCGAGCGGTAGAAGCCCTGCGCCGTGGTCACCGTGGCCACGGCAGGCGAATAGTTCAGGCCCTGCTGCTGCATCGTGATCTGGTTGATATCGGACTGAGCGATTTGCACAAGGCAACCGATTTCGATAAGCGGATTTAGCAGGCATCGCGCCCGCACGCCCCCGTTTGTCGCCTCGGGTATGCCAATGAGCCCGGTTGTCGCGGACAACACGACAGCCTCGCCCGGGCGGTAACCGGTGATAGGGATAACAACCAACTTGCCGTTTTGAACGGACCACCGATACCCGTATTTCTGCGCCCAGTCGCGCGCGTAGTCGCGGGACATGCCCCACAGCACCTTGCCACGCGAGAGCGCCTGTGCGGTCCCTGCGCCAGCTCCAGCTATCAGTCCCGATGCATCGCTGGCAAATGGCAGCGGGGCTACGCCATTGACCGATGCGGCGCCCTGAATCGCATTGATAACCTGCTCGGGAGTTTGTCCAGCCTTGAGCGAGAGATTGATGACCGAAAAGTTGTACCATTCGTCGCCGTCGGCAGCCCAAATGTCTAGGTACGAATTGATGTTGTTCTCGCGTCCCGTGGCGAACTGCTTGATCGTGCCTTGGAAAACAATCCCGAAATTCCCGGCCTCGTACCCGGCCTGTAGCGTTATGCTGGTGAATTCCTTACGCTGCACGGCCTTTTCAGTCGCTGCCGATAGGTTGTAGATCCGGACGTATAATGTATTTGGAGCTTGCTCGTCGGCGTTCCGAGTCTGGAATTTGAACCGCATTTGCGACAAATCCAGCCCTGGCGAGCCGGCGGCAGTCCCGGCGCTGACAACCAGCGTCGCCTTTCTTCCGAACTGATTTGCCATACCGCCTCAAATGTCCACGTCAGCCGAACTGATGCTCAGAACCAACTTTCTCGACTTAGCGTCGAGCGACCATGTTTTGGGTGTGATGTTTCCGAAGAGCAAGGCAAACGCTTATCAGGCTGTCGTGGCTATCTGCAAGCGAGCCGACGGTTATGCGGAATCGGACGCCGATGGCCTGCTGTACCACTGCGCGACATTCGGCAAATCAGCCGACCAGATCACACGCGCGCTATCTGTCGTCAATTACTCGAGCACGATCACCGCGGCGATGTTCTTCGCGAAGGGACTGCCGATCGTTGACACGCACTACCTGTACGAGTCGCTGAAGTGCTATGTGCAGTCGCTGGCTTGCGACGATCGCACTGCGCACTGCCACCGCATCATTTCTGAGCCGCGCATTGGATCAGGCGCTTATCTATTTCCGTGTAACTACATGATCAAGCGGCAGGCGCGGCTCGATCTAAACGCTGCGCATCCATCCACCATGCGCAATCAAATTCAGGCACTAGCTGTCGATCTAGGCTGCTCTTGGTGCCCAAATTTCAAGCCTGAATCTTTCCGCAAGGCCTAAGGGACGATCGCGTAAAGGTGCCCGGTCGTGCCGAGATTGGCGTAGGTCGGCACCACATCGGGCGCGTTGTCGGTCTGCACGATCAACTGAAAGCCAAAGTCCAAATATCCATATTGCTCGAGCAAATCCACGCCGGTCACCAGCGGGATGCTTGAAACAATAGGGTTGCCGCTCGAATCCGCAATATTGACCATCCACGTTGCGTTAATGACATTCCACGTCAAGGTGAACTGGTAAGCCACGCCAACGAGCGTGATGGTGAAGTTCTGTGCCTGCGGCGACAGGGGTATCTCGTAATTCGTACTCATGGGAGCGCCGTCACGTTGATATTCGGCGCTGGTACTGGATACGTGGTTCCCATATTCTGCGTTGCGCCATTCTGCTCAGGATTCGCCATAACCGATGAATCGGGCACAGTCACCGTCTGCGTCGTCGCCATGAGGATCTGACGACAGGTCACTCTCAAAATAAGACTATTCTCCGTCTTCGCGTCAGTCGTTGTCGCCAGCGCCTTGATCAACATATTCCTATAGACGCGCTTACCCGTGTACACGTTGAACAACTGACGATTGTTGTATAGCTGCAGAATGATGTTGTAATTCTTGACGCTCGTAGGCGGCCCAGAGCTAGCGCCGCCGAGCAAGGAACCAATCGCCGAAATGCCCTCGCCTATTCCGATGACTGTCTGCAGCGCAGGGCTAGCATTCGCTGCG